GATAAACTTTCTCGAAAGTTCACCGCAAAATGAAACAGAATTTTATGAAGTCAATTTACTAAGATTGTATATTTTACATGGCGATGCAAAGAAATTAAGCAATAAAACAAAGATACCATACAGAACAGTAGCAAACGATATTAAATTAATCAAAGACAAACTCAAACGACAGCACAATGAAAAAAATTCTGATAAAGGCGAATATGAATAACCTTAATGGGTTATCCTTTCACCGATTAATAGTTCCATTCTCAAAAGTCTCCGACATGGTAGACTTTCAATGTGATGTATTTCCAGACTTAGATGCAGCAACTGATGAACAGTTAAAACAGTATTCAGCAGTAGTTTATCAAAGAGAAATAGATACAAATGGAAAATCACTTGAAATAATTAAAAAATATCATTCATTAGGTATTAAAGTAATATTTGACATTGACGATATTTGGACATTGCCTAAAAGTCATTATTTAAGTCGACTTTACGAAATCCATAATATACCAGGTCAGACAGTTGAAATACTTAAAAATGTAGATTTAGTAATAACCACTACCAAACATTTAGCATCTAAGATTAAAAAGTACAATAAGAATGTTGAGGTAATTCCTAACTGTTTAGATCACGAAGACGAACAATGGAAACCAAACAAAACTAAAAGCGAGAAAATAAGATTTGGCTACATTGCAGGAATTTTCCACAAAGAAGATATTTCAATCTTAGAAATGCCTATTCGTAAAGTATTAAGGCATGATATTAATGCTCAATTTGTTTTAGGTGGTTATAATAACAATGCAGATTATAACTATTATGAAAAAATAATGAGTGGTGGAACTTTAACCGATAAATATCAAAGAGTTTACAGCTTACCTGTTCACGATTATGGTAAGGCTTATAATGAGACTGATGTTAGCTTAATTCCATTGCAATCAAACTCATTTACTGAATGCAAAAGCGAAATTAAATTACTTGAAGCTGGTTTACATGGCAATCCTGCAATAGTTTCAGATGTACTACCTTATAACATATTCCCAAAAGAAACTGCAATATTTTTAAATAATAGTGACATCAATGGTTGGTACAAGGCAATAAGAAACCTAAGCAAAGATGAATCTATGCGCAAAGAATATGCAGAAAGTTTACAAAAATATATTGAAAAACATTATAACATAAACAAATGGACAGAAATAAGAAAACAGATTTTACAATCGGTATTGGCGTAACAACAACTCCAAATCGTAAAGAATACGTTGATAGGTGGCTAAATTACTTTGAGAAACATAAACCTAAGAACTATCATTTACACATTCACGAAGATGTACACTACAAAGGTGTTGCATACTCAAAGAATCAAAATTTATACACTTTAAGGGACTGCGACTTTATTTTCTTATTTGACGATGACTGTTATCCATTTGAAAATAATTGGGCTGAATATTTTATTAACTCAGGATATAATCATTTACTATACTTAGAGCCTAGTCATAATTTAAAAGCTAAAATAAACGATTTAGAGATATATCGAGATTGTGGAGGTGTGTTTATATACCTAACAAAAGAAGTATTAAATAAAGTAGGTTATTTTAATTCTGAGTATGGTCAGTATGGATTTGAACATGCAGGTTACTCAAACAGAATTTACAAAGCAGGATTAACCGATGCTCCTTACCAACAATTATCGAATACTGATAAATACATTTGTGCCTTAGATTATATTATTGAACACAAATCAAGTATTCCTGAATATAAAAAAGGAAAGTTAATAGAAGAAAATCGAAAAGTATTTATAAAGGAATTACAAAGCGAAACTATTTTTTATAAATTTGTAGAGTGAACGAACACATCCTATTTAAACTAGCAACTAGAAGTAGACCACAAAAGGCAAAAAAAGCAATTGATAATATCATAATGCTTTGTAATTCAATGAATTATACAATTTTAGTTAGCATTGATGAAGATGATGAAAGTATGTTTGGTTTTAGTTATCCTGATGACAATGTATTCATATCAAGAGGAACTTCAAAAAATAAAATAGATGCCATTAATCGAGATATGGATATTTTTGAAGGTTGGGATATTTTAATTAATACTTCGGATGACATGTTATTTGAAATTAAAGGTTTTGACAATATAATTAGACAAGACTTTAAAGGAAACTTCGACCAGGTTATTCATTATTCAGATGGCTATCAAAAAGGAAATTTAATGACAATGAGTATAATGGGAGTTGATTATTATAAACGCTTTAATTATATTTACCACCCTGATTATGTTTCTTTATGGTGCGACATGGAAGCTACCGAAGTAGCTAAAATGTTGTCTAAATACGAATACAAAGGAGATCAAAAAGTATTATTTACTCATAGGCATCCTGCATGGGGTTTATCAGAATTTGATGCACAATACCAAAAAACAGAAGCTCAACATGTTAATCAAAAAGACTACGAAACTTACTTAAAAAGAAAAGCAAACTTATTTAATTTACCCGAACATTTAATATTAAACAAAATTTGATACTTTCTATTTTAATACCTACACTCCCTGAAAGAATTGAAAAGTTTAATAAACTATTCTTTGATATAAATTTTCAATTAGAAATGCAGAATGCTTTTGGAATAGTTGAAGTATTAATTGATGAAGCCCCAAAAGGAAAAAGCATTGGTCAAAAGAGAAATGAATTATTGCAGAAAGCAACTGGTGAATACATTTGTTTTATAGATGATGATGATAAAATATCAGATGAATATTTACGTTTAGTATTAAAAGCATTAAAAAGTAAGCCTGACTGTTTATCTTTAAGAGGTGTAATTACTTTTGATGGGCATGAGCCAAAGATATTTGAACATTCAATTAAATATTCTGAATACAGAACAACTGCAAATGTTATAACTTACGAACGTTACCCTAATCACTTAAACGTTATTAAAAGTAGTATTGCAAAACAATTTAGATTTCCTGAAATTAACTTTGGTGAAGATACAGACTGGGCTACTCAAATAAATAAAAGTGGACTTTTAAAAAAAGAAGTTTACATTGAAGAAATAATTTACTATTATAAATACGTTTCAAACAAATGAAATATATTAGTTACTCACTTTTTGGTTATGGTAAAAGAGAACATAATTGCTTTGATTTTAGCTCCTATCTTCGTGGGATGTGGATTAATATTCGTCTCGCTCGTTGCATTTATCCTGACTGGAGAATACACATTTCTGTTGATGAAAAAACTTTTGAGCATTTTGAAAGTTTATTTAATAGATGGAAACAGTATAATGTAGTATTTAAAGTATTACCTACCGAACCATTATGTAAGGCTATGTTATGGCGGTTATTACCTATTTTTGAATATAATGTTGAAAGAATTATATGCAGAGATACAGATAGCCCATTAACATATCGTGAGGCTCAAATGGTAAAAGAATGGGAAAACTCACCAAAAGTAGTTCATGCAATTACAGATTCAGTTTCTCATAACATACCTTTGATGGGTGGCATGATAGGATTAACAAAACATTTTAGAGATAGATTTCAAAATTTAGATAATATTTTAGATAATAGAGATTATTCTGTAAAAGGAACAGACCAGGATACATTAAACGCTAAATTATACCCTATTTACGCTGCTCATGGAACTGAATCTATTATTCAGCATTACATATTAGGAATGCCAAATACATTCTTAAGTGGTTACAGAAATACTTATATTGATGAACCATTGGAAAATGTAAATGAGGTTTACAGACAAACAAACGATACTTGCGGACATATTGGAGCTGCTGGTTGGTATGAAGCACCAACAGTTAAATTCTTAAATGGTTATGACGCATATAAAGATGAATATAAAGAACTAGAATCAGATTATAAACATATATTTTTTTGGGCAAATGAATAAATTAATATCACACCATTTAGGAATGGGAGACCACATAGTACATTGTGGATTAGTAAGACATATTTATAAACGTGATGTAAGAAAATACGATTCTATTTTTATTTTATGTTATAGACATAATGCAGAAAATGTAAAAAGAATGTATGAAGGTTTAAATAAAATAGAAATTAAAATAATTGATAATGAAAATGAAATAGGAACTGCAATAGATAATTTTGTAGGAGACAAAGAAGACTTTCATTTAGATCAGCAAGGTTATGAACTTTACAATAAAATAGGAGACGATGCTTTTTTTGAGAATAAAAAATATGATAAAAAGTTAAGAAAAGAATTTCAGGTTAAAAGGGATTTAAAAAAAGAACTTGAACATTTTAATAATTATGCTTCAAGTCATGCAGAATATATTTTTGTTCATGATGATTTGCAAAGGGGGTATGAAATAAATAATTTACCTAACTTACCAATTGTAAGAATACCAAAAGAAGTGCCTTTATTTGAATCATTAACAATAATGGAAAGAGCGAAAGAATGCCATGTAATTAGTTCAGCATTTGTTTGTTTACTTCAATCAATGCCATCTTTAAACTCAAACGTAACAGTACATACATCTGTAAGGAATAGCTATTTAGAATCATATTTTAAAAACGATGGATTAAAAACAATATAATGGAAACACCAGGTAGTTTAATAGACAAACTTATTACAGTTGATTTAAAGATGTGGAATAATCAAGAAGCTCTTTATGAAATAAGGCGCATGACTTTTAAAGAATTTAATTTAAAATATAATGGAAACGAAGAGCTTTATTCTATTTTAAAAAAAGCCTGTGATTTAAATGTTCAACGTAATTCATTAATTTATGAATTGGATAAATTATTTGAAAATCTAACAGGAAAAGAAATGGCATTTAATCCTCATAAAACTTATTAATGGAAATTCAATTGTTAAATATGTATTTAGAAAGTGGATTGACACCTCAAGAATTTTATAATTTAATTAAAAAATTAAATGAACAATTATTTTATCAAAATATTAATCAATGATACAACTACTCGCAACTACATACATAATAGCAAAGTTTATTCCTAAACCTTTATGGTTACATCGTAAACCATTTACCTGTCCGCTTTGCTTAACTTATTGGAGTTTCTTAATTTATCAAATAATTAACTTTACTACTTATTTTGATTTATTGACTATTCCTTTTACCTTTGCATTAATAGCTTCTCTCTTTGAACGATTAAACGATAGGTATTTATGACCGAAGAAATAAAACAGTCTTTGTTAAATTGGGAATCAATGGGTAAGAACTATTCACCTACATTTAACTGGACTGAATTAAACGAAATAGCAATTAATTTAGGAAACAAACCTTTTAATTTAGGATGCTCAGAATGTAGAAGACAATTACTTGAATACTTATTAGCAACAATCAAAGATGGAATCAGTAAACAATCCTGAACACTACGGAGGTAAACAAAACACCTACGAAGCTATAAAAGTAATTGAAGCATGGGAACTTAACTTTCATTTAGGCAATGTAGTAAAATATATTAGCAGAGCAGGTAAGAAAGACAAAACTAAACTAAAAGAAGACCTCGAGAAAGCTAAATGGTATTTAGATAGATTTATTGGTACTTTATAAGTAAAAAATAAAGAAAATGACGAATAATGACATATTAAAAAAGAAAATGATTGAAGCGTTGGAAAAGTCATTAAACATAGTTACATCAGCTTGTAAGGAAGTTGGAATAAGTAGAGAGACACATTATCGTTGGTTAAAAGAAGATAAGAAATACAAACAAGCTGTAAAAGAGATTGACAATGTAGCTTTGGACTTTGCAGAATCAGCTTTGCACCAACAAATAAAAAAAGGCAATCCTCTATCAACTATGTTCTATTTAAAATGCAAAGCAAAGAAAAGAGGTTACATAGAACAGCAGGATGTTAAGATAACAGGAAATATGAAATTTAAAGCAGACTTTGGCGAAAGCAATCCTATACAATCCGCATCAGAATCAGAGGAAAATTCATAATGCAATAAATAACGGAACTGAAAAGTACTATGTGATAAACATAGGTAGGCAGTTCGGTAAAACTTTATTGGCATTGAATCAAATGTTATTTTGGGCCTTAAACAATAAAGGCTGTAAAATAGCATGGGTAAGTCCTGTTTACAAACAATCAAAGAAAGTATTTGAAGAAACGTTTAAGGCTTTTGCAAAACGAATGGAGATATACCGAAAGGTTAACCAATCTGAATTAATAATAGAATACATAACAGGCTCAACAATTCAATTCTTTTCAGCAGAGCGATACGATAACATTCGTGGCTTCACATTTGATTACCTGGTATGTGATGAGTTTGCCTTTATGGACGAAAAGGCATGGACAGAAGTTTTAAGAGCAACAGTTTTAGTAAAAGGTAAAAAGGTGCTTTTAATTTCAACTCCAAAAGGTAAAAACCATTTTTACAAGATGCACCAATTGGATGGCACAAATGAGCAGTACAAGTCTTTCACAATGACTTCGTACGATAACCCAATGATTAACCCATCCGAGATAGACGATGCAAAGTTAACCTTACCTGAAATGATATTTAGGCAGGAATACCTTGCGGAGTTCATTGATGGATCTGCAATGTTGTTTAATAATCGTTTGTTGTCGAATAACAAGCCATATGGTAAAGCATTTGCAGGAATTGACTTAGGAAGGGCTGACGATTATTCGGTGCTATCTATATTCAATGAAAAAGGCGAACAATTCTACATTGAACGTTGGAGGCATAGTGATTGGGCAACAATAGTAAAGAATATTGCAAATGGATTAAGGACAAATAATGTCCAAACTGCATTAGTTGAGGTTAACTCAATAGGGGATGTTATATTTGAAATGCTGCAAAAAGAATGTTCAAGTTACTGCACAATAGAACCATTTGTAACTACAAATCAAAGCAAAAAAGAAATAGTTGAAAGTTTGATAGTGGCAAATCAAAACAAAGAAGTTAAATTTTTAAATGTGGATTGGTTAGACAAAGAACTTGAAATGTTTACCTACGAATACAATCCAAAAAGTAGAGTAATTAAATATTCAGCAACAAGTGGATTTCACGATGACGGAGTTATGGCATCATGTTTAAGTTTCCACGCTT